TGACATATTATTTAGTTTAATTAGAAATCGTCTGTAAATGAAATAGTTTCGTTAAGTTTAGCCTTTTGGTATTCCATTGTTCTTGATTCAAAGAAATTACCTTTGGTTTCAACGGCAATTTGTTCCATGAATTTGAATGGTTGTTCCACATTGAATTCTTTACTACATCCAAATTTAACTAAAAGCCCGTCAACCACAAACTCTAAGTATTGTTTCATTAGGTTTGAATTCATACCAATCAATGACACCGGTAAAGACTCAGTTATAAACTCTTTTTCAATTTCAAGTGCTGATAATAAAATCTCTTTAATTCTTTTTTCCGATGGTTTGTCTTCACAATGGTTGTTTAACAAGTGGATTGCGAAATCACAATGTAAGTTTTCATCTTTAAAGATTAAAGAATTGGCATTACACAAACCTTGCATAATTCCTCTTGATTTTAACCAAAAGATAGAACAGAACGAACCTGAAAAGAATATACCTTCAACAGCAGCAAATGCGATTAATCTTTCTTGGAATGACGCGTTTTCAATCCAATCTAAAGCCCATTTAGCTTTCTTCTGTACCGCAGGTAATCTATCAATAGCGTTGAAGCATTCATCCTTCTCCTTTGCATTATTGATGTATGTGTCGATTAATAACGAATACATAAGTGAGTGGATGTTTTCCATCGCCAATTGAAATCCATAAAAGAATTTAGCTTCGGGATATTGTACTTCACGATAGAAGTTCTCTGCCAAATTTTCGTTTACGATTCCATCTGATGCTGCGAAAAAAGATAAAACATTTTTAATAAAATATTTTTCATTATCTGTTAAATTTTCCCAGTCTCTAATGTCATTCGTCAAATCTACTTCTTCAGCGGTCCAAAAAGCCGCCTGATGCATTTTGTAATATTCCCAAATATCATTGTGTTCGATTGGGAAGATAACAAACCTATTAGGGTTTTCTACTAATATTTTTTCCATTTTGTAAATTTAATTATTTTTTTAAGATTCTTGTTGTTTTTGCCTTTTCTTTTCAAGCAATTCTTTGATTCTGTTTTTGTTTCTTTCTTCTTTTTGTTCTTCCAAACCTAAGAAAGTCATACTTTGTTCTGTGTCAATCTCTAACATTCCGTTATCAAATTTACAGTTTTCAAAAACAATCCCATCTTTACCAATTCTTGATTTGGTAATTGCGATTGTCGCCAAATTCATCTCTTTTTGTTGTAAGCTTTTGGCTACGGTAATTATTACGTGACCAACTTGTGCCTTTTTAATTGACCCACCCATTTGGTCTGTTGTTACAACATCTGATGAAATAGAATTACGATTTCCTTGTGTTGCCGTCCATCCTGCAATATCTAATTCATGACACATTGCCTCAAATCCACGCATTACAGACCCCTCACTTTTCCATTCATCACCTAACATTTTGTCAGGAACTACACAATCAATATAATCTAAAATAATCATATCAATTCTAGTACCTTCCGCCATCATTTTTCTTACTTGATTCTTTATTTGATTCATAGTAACAGTATCCGATGGTAACTTTTTCATAATCAACTTATTTTTCATTGTTGATTGTATATGTTTTACCCTTTCCATAACCTCATCTTTATTTTCAGACATATCATCAGGATGGATACCAGTCCAAAGTGTAAAATGTTTTCTTTGAATAATTTTTGGGTTATCTTCAAAAAATATTTGAAGTACGTTATACCCTAAATTAAATGCGTGATTGGCTATTTTAGTAGTAAATGTTGATTTACCTACCCCAGTAGGTGCCAAAATTACACCAATTTCTCCTTTAGCTAAACCACCCTTTAAAAGGTTGTCAATACCAGGTACACCAATCGGAATAGGGTGTCTGTAATCGTCATCCAAAACTTCATCAATGTTAAAAAACACATCAGTTGTCCCTTTATCAGTTTCACCAACTTGAAGTGCTCCTCGAACCATTTCTTCTAATCTATCGTAACTCTCAAAATCACCTTTATCGATGATTGATTGAGCTTTAGTCATTACTTTTTGGAGTTCTTGTTGTTTACAAAACTTTAGCGCCTTTTCTTGTACATAAACCGAACCTTCGTCGGAAACGTTTCTAACTTGGTCAAGAGTGTCTAATATACTCTTTTGAGCCATTGGGGAACTAATTTCCGACTTAGTTAGTTGTTCTAAAGTGTCAAACGTAGGGGTATGTTCATACTTTAAATAATACTCCTTAATCATTTGACAAATGATACGAAAATATTGATTATCAAAGTAGTGTGGGTCAATAACTTCAATGATGGAATTTGAAAAATCTTTATAAACAATAATGTTATTTATTAATTGATTTTGAAAAGTATTTCCTAAGTATCCGAAGTTTTTTTTGTCTGACATATTATATGATTTGTTCTTTGTTTTCTAATAAATACTATTAGGCGAATGAATAATTTAAGTACTCGTAAGATAAATTTTTACCTGATAAAATGTCAGTTAAATCTCTTAAGATGTTTTTTATTGATGGTCGTACATCCAGCGTATATCTTACCTTAGGCGGGTATACTTTAGCATCTATAATTCTATGACAAATTGTCTCATTCCCTAACTTTAAAATAATATTAAAGGTCTCAGGTCCATCAGTATTTGATGTTTCTAAAATACTTGCATCCTCTTCAATTTGAAAACGATTTTCTAACATATAAACAACACATTTATTTCTAAGTTTTGTTTTTAAGTCGTTAGATAATTCGTTAATGTAATTCAAAAGTTCCACACTATTTTTTGCCTTTCCATTGAAACCCTTAACATTAAAAAATCTTTGAACAACAAAGTTGTTGTTTAATGTAATTAAGAATTCAACTTTAGTAATGTCGTTTTGTTCTTTCATGTTTTTTTGTTTTACTTTTTGTTTTTAAACTTTGTTTTTTCTTTTCTGGTTAGTTTTAAAAATGGTTTTAAAAAATAAACCCAATTTTCATCATTTTTTGGTAAGTACTTGAACAAACCGTCTTCCATCATCATTCTAATTAGGTTTTTATATCCTCTACCGTCAGGATCCAATGACTCAGAGTAATATAAGTTAACTAATTCTTTTCCTTCGTCAGTTATTAACGGTTCGCTCAAATCAATTAGTTTTTTGTTAATAACATAAAACTCTTCACCAAAAATACCTTCTTTAGTTTTACCCGTTAAAAGATTTTGTAAGGAACTGTTACCTTTTTCTTCTTTTAATAGGTTTTCCCCTTTTGATAAAATATCAGTAATTTCTACAGGTTTTTCAAGTAGTTCAGGAAAAAATTTAAGCAAAGTCTTTTCCCCCATATAGAATATCCCGTCTATATTATCCGAACCATCACCAGTAATTATCTTAAGGGTTTTAACATTATAGTGGGGAATCTCGGCATCGTAAACCTTTATTGTATCCCCATTTCTATAATATTGTTTTGTGGATGGTGAGTAAATTGTAACCTTATCAGATATAAGTTGTGTAAGATCTCTATCACTCGAAAATATTGTTTTATCCTCATCTAATGATATATGACAATAGTAGGCAATTAAGTCATCCGCTTCGGAACGATCTACCTCCATTTGTCTTACAAACATCTCCTCAAGATATTCTTTTACTCTTTGTTTTTGAAAGTTAAAAGAATCCCTCTTTTGTTCATTATCGGACGACTTTCTATTAAGTTTATATTTTGGGTAAATAAGTCTACGTTGTAATGAACTTGTATCACTATCCCAAAAAACTACAACTTTGTTAAAGTTTGTTTCTTCTAAAAATTTTCTTAAAGTATTTAGAAAATGCCAAATACCACCTACGTGTTGCGTTCCATTGTAGAACTCCCTCACACCATGAAACCCAATCTTTAATAGATTGTTCCCATCAACCAATAATGTTTTTGACACTCGTCGTCTTTTAAATTGTTACTACTCTACTTCTTCTTTTTCTGCTTTCAAATCGAAGTCACCATCAACTCCGATAATTTCCTTCCAATACTCGGCATATTCTTTTTTGTATTGCTCAATAGATGCCTTTTCTTCGGAAGTTTCTTTTCCTGGTAAGAACCCGTGTGGTGTTACAATAATTTTACCATCTTCAAATCCAAGCCCATTAATGTGGTTTTTCATTACCGATACTTTTGTTCTTGATGCAAACTTAACAGTTCGTTTGTCTTTTGTTGCGGTAATCTTTGTAGTTCCTGCTCCTTTTTGATTTCCAAATAAAAATACTAAAGATGAATTTAACCAAATAGCTTCACCACCTTTAGCTTTAATTTTAGGTTGCCCAAAAGGATTATCAGGTAACTCAACCCAAGGTTGGTTAACAATGATAAGCGTATTTTCATATTTAGAATCTGATTTACGAGAACCTGAAATACGTTGGTTTATCCCCATACCTATCTTGTCGGCCAAAACACTTGCATTGTGTTGTTTACCACCTTTACCTTCATAAGTCATTTTACAAGGAACCGAACCAACTGAGTCCCACATAATACATAATGAATAATCTAAATCCCCCTTTTCTTGAGCATCTAATAGACTATTAATGTAATCAGTAATTTGTTCAATGTAATCAAAGTTGTTATTGAAGATGTAAAAACCATCCCATTCTAATTCACCTGTTTCGGTATCAACAACTTCTTCACATTCAAACCCCATTAGTTTGGCGTGTTCAAATGACCATTTCTGTTCTGTAATAATAAACACAGGAAGGATTCCTTTTTTCTGTGCATCAACTGCAGTTTTAACTAACGCAGTGGTTTTTCCCGTATCGGAATGACCCAAGAACATATTAATGTGTCCCATAGCAGGACCAGGTAAGCCAACAGCATCTAAAAAGGGAGCACCAAGATCAAAGAATCTTTGTGGTTTATATTTTGCAGATGTGGAAAATTTTTTCTTTAGTGAACTAAAGTCGTTCTTTTTAATAGCCATTATAGTTCGTAAATTTTAAAATTTGTTATAGTTTCTAACTTGTCTTTTGCGTCGGTAAGCTGCCCAACTAAATTATCCATCTCTTCTGTGTGTTGTGGATGCTCACCAATCCCAACAGGATTTGTGAAATAAACATAAAGTCTTGCTTCAGCATCAGCAATTTCTGCTTCATA